CGATACCTTATGTCGTGCACGCTGCTCCGCTGTCCACATGGCGTACTCCTGCAAGAGGGAGCCGTTTGGACATCATGGTTGCCTACGAGTTTTCAAACCGTCTCTTAGCCGCTAGCGTAGCCCGCCTCCATGGCGGGCTTTGTCGTTTACGGCCCTCTTGTGCAGATAGCCTTGGGGTTCGTACGTGGGCCTCGCGAGTCGAGGCGCCACACCGCCACCGATTGCTCGCACGTTGACCCATCCAGTTCTCCAGCTTCACTGAGGGGTCAGGACGCTGCGGAAAGTGCAGTCGTTGTCGGTGTGGTGGGCTCCAGCATGTGCTGCTCAGCATCTGCCCTGACTAGGCTGTTGGGCGTAGCTCACCGCAACCGGTCTCCATCCCAAGATTCTCTCCCTTGGGACTTCGCCGCTCTGTCGCAGTAATGCGCAGCGCGGCATTTTTTATTCGTGAGGTGCGCCATGCGTACGGTCCCAATGATGAGAGTTGAGGTGGCCGGCACGGTGGTGACCCGGCCGGGCGTGTTGGATGTACTGCAGTACGACGGCACCGGCAAGCCCACGCTGTCGCGCATGCGTCCGCAGCTGCTGCCCGGTGAAGTGCTGATCGAGCGTGCCGGTCAGATCCCTGCCATTGCAGGCGCTGCCCCGTCTCACGTGAAGGACATCATTCGCCACCAGGTGATCCGCGCGGTGACTGGTGAACACCCGGCCACGCTGGCTAAGGAAGCCGACCCGGTGGCACTGAACTGTCTTTGCTACCGCTTGGCCGACGCAGCGGAAGCGGCAAGGCTGCTGTGCGCCAATGGTCACGGCTGGCCAGCGCAGTCGCTGACCGACATGGTGCGCACGGTGCTGGGCATCCAGCCGTGAGCGTCGAACGCCTGCGCGGCCGAGCGCTGCAGCGTCAGCGCGAACGCGTCTGGCTGCGCGATCAAGGCGTGTGCGCCCGCTGCGGCCGGGTCACCACGTTCCCGTCCGGCTTCGAGCTCGATCACAAGGTGGCGCTGGCCAACGACGGCACGAACGACGACGAGAACATGCAGATCCTGCACCACAAGTGCCACGACGAGAAGACCAACGAAGACCTGGGCTACACGCCGAAGGTCGCGATTGGTGTTGACGGCTGGCCTGTCGAGGTGCCGGCTGACTCGATTCAGCGTCGAACCGCTCGATGGAAGCGCGTGTCCCGAGGCTGACGACCCCCACCCGGGGGGGTAAAAAGTCCGCGCCGAGGTCGCCGGAAACCGGCTATGCAGCTTCAATTTAACGCTAACCCACAAAACGCCGACCAAAATGACCGCCTCGACCAAACCCAAAACCGCGACCCGGCAGCGCACGAAGCGCACGACCGTCGACGCGGCGGCCGGCGCCGTCGCGGACCAGGTCAAGCCGGCCACCGCCAAGCCCAAAGCGGCGCCGCGCACCAAGCGCGCCCGCGCCGACTCGGCCGCCAGCGCCGTCAAGGCCATGGTCGATGCGGCCAAGCCCGACATCGAGGTGCCGGCCTGGGTGACGCTGACGGAATCGGCGAAACCTTTCTGGATCGGCGTTGTGCGCGCGCGCGCACGAGACGAGTGGCAAGACGTCGACCTGGTCGTGGCCGCGCAGCTGGCGCAGTGCCAAGCCGACATCGCGGAAGAAGACGCTGCGCTGCGCCTGGAGGGGCGCGTCATCACGAACGACCGCGGCACATCAATCATGAACCCGCGCACCACTGTGCTCGAGCAGCTGGCCCGGCGCGAAATGGCACTGATGCGGACGTTGCGCATGGGCGGCCGTGTCGCCGGCGACCAGCGCGACGACCTGGGAAAGCGGCAGCTCGAGCGCGGCGCCCGCAAGGCGCGTGAGCAGGTCGAGGCTGAAGACGACGGGCTGCTGGCATGACGCGGCGGTCTGCAAAGGCCGCCCCCGAACTCCAGACCGACGACAAGTACTGCCTCAAGAAGCCGCTGACGCGTGGCGAAAAGGTCTGCGCGTTCATCGAGCGGTATTGCCTGGCGCCAGAGGGCGACCACATTGGCAAGCCGATCCAGCTCGAGCCGTTCCAGCGCAAGTTCATCCTCGAGATCTACGACAACCCTCACGGCACGCACAGCGCCTATCTGTCGATCGCGCGGAAGAACGGTAAGACTGCGCTGATTGCGTCGATCCTGCTGGCGCACCTGTGCGGTCCGGAGGCGGTCCAGAACTCGCAGATCGTCAGCGGCGCCCAATCCAAGGATCAGGCGGCCGTCGTGTTCGAGCTGGCGCGCAAGATGGTCGAGATGTCGCCTATCTTGTCCGGCTTGGTGAAGATCCTGCCGAGCGGGAAGCGCCTGCTGGGCCTGCGCAAGAACGTGCTCTACCGCGCGCTGGCTGCTGACGGTAAAACGGCGCACGGGCTGTCGCCGATCCTGGCAATCCTGGACGAAGTGGGGCAGGTCATCGGGCCGGTGGACAAATTCGTTTCGGCGATCACGTCGGCGCAGGGCGCTTACAAGAACCCGTTGCTGATCGCGATCAGCACGCAGGCGCCGACCGATGCTGACCTGTTCTCGACCTGGATCGATGCGCAGACGAACTCGCCGGATCCGCGTGTGGTTTGCCACGTGTATGCGGCGCCGGCCGATTGCGCGCTCGACGACCCGAAGGCCTGGGCGGCGGCCAACCCGGCACTGGGCGTTTTCCGCTCGCTGGACGACGTACGCAAGCAGTGCAAGCAGGCCATGGACATGCCGGCCAATGAGCCGGAGTTTCGAAACCTGATCCTGAACCAGCGTGTTGAGGCGGTGGCACCATTTGTCACCAGGTCAGTGTGGGAGGCGAATGGCGCCCACCCGGGCGACTCGACCGGCCGGAAAGTATGGTGCGGCCTGGATCTGGCGGAGGTTCACGACTTGACCGCCTTCGTGGCGGTCGACGACGGAGGCGGCATCCATCCTACGTTCTGGCTGCCAAAGCATGGACTTGCGGAGAAGTCCCGCAAGGACAAGGTGCCTTACGACCTGTGGGCCAAGCAGGGGCACTTGCTCACCACACCCGGCAAGGCGATCGAATTCGAGTATGTCGCCAAGTTCTTGCGTAATTTTTTCGACAAGCACGATGTGCAGGCGCTCGGTTTCGACCGTGCGCTGATGAGGCACCTGGTGCCCTGGTTGGTCAAGGCCGGCTTCACTGAGGCCGAGCTGGCGAAGTTCGTCGAGTATGGGCAGGGCGTGCTGAGCATGACGCCGGCGCTGCGCGAGATCGAGGTCAGGCTGCTCAATGCACAGTTTCGGCACGGTTCGCATCCGGTCATGAACATGTGCGCAGCGAACGCGAAGGTCGTGGGTGAGAGCGGCGGCCGCAAGTTCGACAAGAAGAAAGCGCGCGGGCGTATCGATGGCATGTCAGCGCTGGCGAACGCTGTCGGCGTGATGCCGACGGTAACCGAAACCGAAGACGGGCCCGAGATTTACTACCTGGATCTTTAAATGACCGGAAAATTACTAAACCTGGAAGCCACGCGGTATGAGTCGCGCGTGCTCGGCTCCTGGCTGGCCGGTCGCGAGGGCGGCGTGGAGCGCGCCGGGATTGCAGCCATGGGAGAGAACTCCAGCGGCAACCTGACGATGACCGAGCTGGCAAACCTGCTGGGCGCTGCACATCGCTCCTCGTCCGGCGCCGCGGTGACGCCCGAAACGGCGATGCGCGTCTCGGCGGCCTACGCCTGCATGTCGCTGGTCGCCGGCGCCATCGCCACTCTGCCGATCGGGGTCTATGAGCGCAAGGAAAATGAGCGCGATTCGGCAGACCACGAGTACTGGTGGATGCTGAACGAGAAGGCCAGCGACGGCTGGACGGCGGCGGCGGCCTGGGAGGCCCTCATCCTATCGAAGCTCCAGCACGGGGATGGCTTCGGCGAGTGGATCCGCCCGAGCTTCTTCAGCAACCGCGTGATCGGTTGGAAGCCACTACCGCGCCACACCGTGATGCCGTTCAAGGATGGCGACGTGGTGCGGTACCGGATCAGCCCGGGCGACAGGCCGTCGTACGTTCTGGACCGGGCCGACATCATCCATATCCCAAGCCTCGGCTTCGACGGCCTGACGAGTCCGAGCCCGCTCACGTACGCGGCGCTGGAGGCGATCGGGACCGCGTTAGCGGCACAGGAGCACGTCGGAAGGTTTTTCTCCGGCGGCGCCAATTTCGACTACGCGCTGAAGTCGGCATCGAAGCTGGATAAGGATCAACTGGAGCAGCTGAAAGCATCGCTACTGGCGCGGGTACAGAACGGTGGACGTGGACCGCTCATCCTCGGCGGCGGTCTGGAGCCGGCCCAGCTTAGCGTCAATTCGAAGGACGCCGAGATCCTGGCAACGCGCCTTTTCACGGTAGAGGAAATCTGCCGGATCTTTGGCGTGCCGCCCACGATGGTCGGCCACGGTGGTGCGGTCTCGAACTGGGGTACGGGCGTCGCTCAGCAGGGCATCGGGTTCAAGACCTACACGCTGCAGCGGCACCTTACGCCGATTGCGCAGGAGCTGAACAGCAAGCTCTGGCCAATTCGGCAAAAGTACTTCGTCGAGCACATCACGGCGGCGCTGGAACGAACTGACGTGAAGTCCCGCTACGAGGCCTATCGGATCGCATTAGGCCGTGCCGGCGAAATGCCGTTTATGGATGCCGACGAAATCCGCCGGCTCGAAAACATGCCGAAGAACCCAAATTTGAAAATGAATGGAGGCAAGAGTGTCGAAGAGCCTGACAAAGCTCCTGGCGAGCAACAAGAAGCGGCCTGACCGTCTGCCGCAATCGCGCATCGTCGCATCGGCTGAAGGCGACGAGACGACCATCTACATCTACGACGCGATCGTGGCCGACGAGGACACCGCGTATTGGTGGGGCGGCGTCGCGGCCGAGACGCTGGTTCCGGAGATCCGCAGCATCAAGGGCGGTACCGTGCGCCTGCGCATCAATAGCCCGGGCGGCGACGTGTTTGCCGCGCAGAGTATCTGCCAGGCCATCCGCGACACCGGCGCCAAGGTCATCGCGCACATCGACGGCTACGCAGCCAGCGCAGCGACTGTGATCGCCACCGCGGCCGACGAGGTCGAGATTGCCGCCGGCGGCTTCTACATGATCCACAACGCCTGGACCTGGGCGATGGGCAACGCCAACGACCTGACGGCGACGGCGACGCTGCTCTCGAAGATCGACGGCAGCCTGGCCGCCCAATACGCCAAGAAGAGCGGCATGGACGTCGACGATGTTCGCGCGGCCATGGATGCCGAGACCTGGTACACGGCCGAGGAGGCTGTCGCCGCAGGCCTGGTCGACCGCATCGCCTCCGGCAAGAAAGCCGAGGCCTCCTGGAACATGAGCGCCTACGCCAAGGCGCCGAAGATCGAACCGAAAGAACCCGACCAGGTCGACCCGGCCGCCACCGAAGAACACCGCGCACGCCAGCAGCAGCGCATTCGCATGCTGGCCTGCCTCCCGATTAGCTGACGCTCTCGCGCCACTAAGCCAGCCGCCTCGAGCGGCTTTTTTTACGCCCATCCCGGCCGCGAGAGCGGACCACTCACCGAAAGGCACCTCATCACATGAGCAAGCTTGCACAACTGCGCGCCCAGCGCGACGCCGCGGCCAAGAAGGCCCACGACCTGAACAACAAATATCCGGCTGACCAGCGTATGCCAGCCGCCGAGGCTACCCAGCTGGACGGCTTCCTGGCCGAAGTCGAGGCGATCGACGCCGAGATCGCGCGCGAACAGCGCGTGGCCCAGCTGGCCGGCGAGAACCCGGAAAACCAGCACAACGACGCCGTGAATGCCGCGTACCGTGCCGGCGGCGGTCAGTCGGACGAAAGCGCGGCTCTGCGTGCCATGCTGTCGGGTGGCCTGTCGAACCTGAGTGCGACTCAGCGCTCGGCCATGCACGCCCGCGTGAATCCGGACATCCGCGCCGCGATGTCGACCACCACCGGCTCGGAGGGTGGCTATACCGTGGCCACCGAGTTCAGCCGCTCGCTGATCGCCGCCATGAAGGCGATGTTCCCGGTGCGTAGCGTCGCGAGCAACATCCAGACCGCGACAGGCGCGCAGATGCTGTTCCCGACCACCGACGCCACCTCGGAAGAGGGCGAAATCGTTGGTCAGAACCAGCAGGCCGGCAACCAGGGCACGACCTTCGGCCAGGCATCGATGGACGTGTACAAGTACTCGTCCAAATCGATCGCCCTGCCGTTCGAACTGATCCAGGATTCGATGTTCAACATCGAGACCTACATCCAGCAGCTGCTGAACCTGCGCGTCGGCCGCATCCAGAATCGTCATCACACGGTCGGCACCGGCACCAGCCAGCCGCGCGGCATCGTGCCCGCCGCCGGCGCCGGCAAGATCGGCGCCACCGGCCAGACCGCGACCATCACCTACGAGGACCTGGTCGACCTCGAGCACTCGGTCGACCCCTTCTACCGCCCGGCCGGCCGCTGGATGATGCACGACGACACCTTGCGCATCCTGCGCAAGCTGAAGGACAGCAATGGCCGCCCGATCTTCGTGCCGGGCTACGAGCAAGGCAATCCGGGCGGCGCGCCGGATCGCCTGCTGGGCCGCGAGATCGTCATCAACCAGCACATGCCGACCATGGCCGCAAACGCCAAGTCGGTGCTGTTCGGCGACTTCAACAAGTACCTGATCCGCGACGTGATGGACTTCACGCTGTTCCGCATGACCGACTCGAAGTACACCGAGCTGGGCCAAGTCGGCTTCCTGGCGTTCTGCCGCTCGGGCGCGAACATGGTCGACGTCGGCGGCGCGATCAAGTACTACCAGAACGCCGCCTCGTAATCGAACCCGGCGGCCGGCATGGTGTTGGCCGCCAGCACCGGAGATAGAACATGGCAGAAGCCAAAAAAGTGAAAGTGCGCGTCCTGCGCGACGGCGACCACGGCAAGTGCAACGACGTGATCGAGATCGATGCGGCTCAGGTCAAGGTGCTGGGCGACGCGGTCGACGCTAGCCCGGACAAAGTCGTCAGCGATGTCGTCACGATCAGCAACGGCTCGACCTTCACGATGGAGAAGAAGTGGAACGGCGCGACGTGGGACCCGACCGGAGTTGTCATTGATGGGGGACTGATCGTTACCGGATCAGTCACTTCAAGCAAAATCGACACGCGCGGCCTGAGCATCAAGGACGCACAGGGCAATGTCATCTTGGCGGCCGGTTCAGCGCTCAATCAGAACTACGCGGCGCCGGGTACGCTGAATAGCGACCTGACGCCAGCAATCGAATTGGCAGCAACCACAGCAACGTACCTCGCCGTACCAGATACCCGGTCCGTCAACACGCCACCTTCTGGATATGCGGTTGGCCACATCAAGGAGTTCAAGCAGCGCCCGGTACTCGGCTTGGGCGACACTGGATATTGCGTGCTTGAGACGATCAAGGGCTGGTATGACAACTCCGGCGGCGATGCAATGCAGTGGGCTTACATCGGATCATCTGAGGTATGGAAGCGCAGCGGAGGGAATGCCGATTCTGCGTGGGGGCCATGGGTCCGAGACCTAGACCGCGCCTTGTACACTGGCGATCTGAACGCCACTGTCGGCGCTCCATCCGGCACGCCCGTTGGCGGCACCGAGGCTGGGCTGGTCGCTTCGCGTGCGCTAAACGGCGACTCTGCTTTCAACGCCCTGCCGGGCATCAGCAGCGCGATTGCCGACAAGTTGAGCAAGACCGGCGCGAGCGATCTTGCCGCTCGCGTTACCCTCGCAACTGGCGGCGCGATCCTGGCCGGAACGCCGACAAACGGCTCCTACCATGATGCAACCGGCTTCTATGGTGTGCAGGGTGGTACGGTCAAGTTCTCGGTGCCGACCAGTGGCGACCCGACGTTCGGCGGCAATCTGACAGCTGCATACGGCACGTTTGGCGCGCTGCGCGTGGCCAGCGGCGGCTACATCGCACAAGGCGACTACACCGGCGCGTGGGCGTGGCCGGCGGGCAGCGGCACTGGCTGGCTGATTCACCCGAACGGCCTATTGTTCGGCAATGCGACCGACCCGAGCAAAGGATTTTTCCAGCTTGATGTGGTCACATCTAGCGTAATCATGCCGGGCTTCTCCTACGCCGGCCGCCAACTGACGCTCGATGGCTCGATCATCATCAACCCGAAGCTGCCGACGTTCACGGTGAGCGTCACCAATAGCATCAACCAATACGACTGGATCATAACGCGGCTGACGACAGACGGCTTCGCCGGCGTGTACGCGGCGAGCGTCAGCGGCTCAAGCAACAACACGGCCGCCTATGATTGGTCCGTTTCCGGCCCCTGGCCGTGCTGGTTGGTAAGTAACGGCAGCGCGAACCAGATGCAGCTGCACATCAACATGAAGGCCGGCGGGGCCGTATCAGGCGACGCGGGGGATTTCTTCGTCAGTTGCACCGTCAATCGAGACGGCGTCACGCAAAATACGCAGCGCCTGGTGACCGTCACGGCCCAATGATCGGAGGTACTAAATGACGCAATACGTGGCGGTGGAAGCGGCAACCATGCGAGTGCGATTCGGGGTGGGGCGACCTGACCCCGAAGGCTACGCAGGAGCGCTGAGCTGGCGCCCATTCCCGCACGACGGTCTGATATTCATGCCCTGGCAGGGGCGCTTACCACTCAGCGACGCACCGACATCGACAGCCGTTCTGGAGTGGCACGGCGATCCGGTATGGGTGGAGAAGGCGCCGCTGGCAGATGTCATCGCTCGCGCGATCGATCTGATCGACGGTGCCGCCGATGCCGCCCGGATGGAGGTGATCGCACGCCAGACCAACACGCCGGAGTACCAGCGTGCGGAGGTGCAGGCGCGCGCGTTCAAGGCGGCCGGCTACCCGGAGGACGACGTGCCGCGCAACGTCGCCGGCTGGGCTGGGGCCAAGTACCGCGATGGATGGACCGCCCAACAAGCGGCGGACGACATCATTGCCACCGCTGATCGCTGGTACGACCTGCTGGACGACATCCGCGACTTGCGGCTGATGGCCAAGGAGGATGTGCGCCACGCAGCGGACGCCGCCGAGACCGAAGCCCGGGTAACGAAGTTCGAAGCCGACCTTCTCAAACTGATGAAAGGATCCTGATGGCCAAGCTCCAAGCAGCCTTCTACAAGGGCACGCACACCGGCCTGCCGGGCGTCTACAACCGCCTGGTTCGCTGGTGGACCCGCAGCCAGTACTCGCACGTCGAGCTGGTGTTCGCCTCCGGTCATGCTGCCTCATCCTCCTACATGGACGGCGGCGTGCGCTTCAAGGTGATCGACTTCGATCCGGATCTGTGGGACTTCGTTGACCTGCCGGCCGAGCTCGAGCGCAGCGCCTGGGCGTGGTTCGCTGCGCATGAAGGGCAAGGCTACGACCTGCTGGGCAACCTGCACTTCGTGCTGTCGGCCGTCGGCGACGACAAGCGGAAGTGGTTCTGCAGCGAGGCAGTCGCCGCGGCGCTCGGCATGCCGGCCCCGGAGCGCTTCGATCCCGGGACGATTCATGCAGCCCTCAGTTTCCTCAACCAACCCGCTTCGGCGGGTTTTTTAATGGGCAAAGCGTGAGCGATCAATCCCAGAGTGAGGCCCTTGCGAGGGCACGTATCGACATCGGCCGGCTGGAGGTGGAGGTCAATCACCTCCGCCAGGGCATGGCGGATCTCCAAGAGAGCAATCAACAACTGACCGCAAAGCTCGATCAGGTGCTGCTTACCCTCTCGGAGGCTCGCGGCGGCTGGAAAACATTAATGGTGGTTGGCGGGGCTGCATCAACGGCCGGCGCCGCCCTGAGCTGGGTATTCCAGCATTTCGCGAAAGGGTAATCATGATCTCGGCTCTTATTTCATTCTTTGGCGGCTCGGTATTCCGGATGATCTGGGGTGAGGTGTCGTCGTGGCTGACGGCGCGCCAAGACCACTCGCACGAGATTGAGCGCATGCGACTGCAGGGCGAGCTCGAAGCGGCGGCGCACGGCAGGAATCTGGAAACGATCAAGGTGCAGGCCGGCCTGGGCGTGCAGACCATCCGCGTCCAGGGCGAGACCGATCTGGCGCGCGCCGACGTCGACATCTTCGGCAAGGCCGTGGAGCTCACCGGACGCTTGACCGGCTTCGCTGTCGTCGACATCTGGAACGGCATCATCCGGCCGGCGCTGGCCACCGAGTGCATGCTGCTCTGGAGCCTGCACCTGTACCGACACAACTGGACGCTGGACGAGCAGGGCTGGGCGCTGGTCGGCGCTGCGCTGGGCATCTTCGTGGCAGACCGCTCGCTGCTGAAGCGGGGCAAGTGATGGTCCGGGCGGAGTTCGAAGCGCTTGCCGTCCGAGTGGCGGCAGCGCTGGCCCGGCGCTTCGAGGGGCTCTACCTCACGCCATACCTCTGCCCGGCAGGCGTTCCGACGCTGGGCTTTGGGGCAACTTTTTACGAGGACGGGCGCCGCGTCACCCTCAAGGACCCTGCAATCACGCGCGAGCGTGCCGAGGCGCTGCTGCTCTGGATGGTGCGAACCATCTACCTGCCGGCCGTGCTCCGGCTGTGCCCCGACGTCGACACCCCGGAACGCCTGGCTGCGCTGATCGACTTCGCCTTCAACCTGGGGGTCGGCAACCTGAGCGCGAGCACGCTGCGCAAGCGCGTGAACGCTAACCGGTGGACAGACGTGCCGGCCGAGATCCGGAAGTGGAACCGCGGCGGCGGGCGAGTGCTGCGGGGGCTGGAGTCGCGGCGCGAGGCTGAGGCCGCTCTGATCATTGGGAGCGCGGCGTGATGGAGTTCCACGTCATCACGGCCACCGAGCGGGCGCTGGTCATGGAGACGGACGGGCGTCGGATCGTCCAGGTGCTGCCGGCGCCGGCGGAATCGCTACCGCCCGGGGCGCGCACGCAACTGACGGCGAAGCCGGATGTTGTCCACCACCAAGACGGTGACAAGAAGGGAATTTAGCACGCCAAACGCATCGTTCCCGAGGTAATGCCAGAAGGCCCAGGCGGCCATGGAGCACGCTATACCTGTCACAAGCAGCAATAGGGCGTCTTTCATCTCATGAACCTGTAGGTTCTGCAGTATTTTCGGCCCGGAACACTCGGGTCATAGATGCCTGGGTTTCGATGCAGAACAGTCGTGACCCATGGCCGGTTGAGCTTCCATTTGGTCGCCTCATAGAGAACATCAGCGAGTGAAGTTCCGCCGCTTAGCGTTCGGCCGGTCGCAACTGCAAGACTGCCGATTAATGCCCCTGTGTAGTAGGCGGCACCCACGGTACCCACCACGGCCAGCTGCTCCAACCTGGTGCCGGCGCCCACCACCTCCATCACGGTCACTTTTGTTCCAAATTTGTCAATAAAAGCAACGAATGTATTTATCGTTGCAACTGCAAGCGCCTGCGTTGCGAAAAGACTCTCTGGCGGTGAAGTAAGGTTGAGAGCATCCATGTTCTCCTTGAAGTACCGGTAGAACTCTGACATGGCCAGCCCCTCATCAAGCCACTTTGTTGGCCGTCAGGTCCCAGCCGCCGGAGGTGTTGCCCTGAGCCCCGCCTTTGATGCTCTGCCTGGTGTACGACCACTTGATTTTCGAGTAGGCCAGCTGAACGTGCTCGGAAATGGTGCCACCGTCACCACTGTCCGGTAGCACGTCCGCGAGCATGACGTTCTCCAGCTCGATCTTGAAGTAGGGGATCGGTTTGCCGTCGCCGTCGGCCCGCATGAATTCGAACACCGCTTTCGGGACCGTCTTGCCGGCCGCGCAGGTCTGGAGCAGGACGGGCGACGAGATGTCGGCCAGCTTGTGGAAGGAGATGTTGCGCAGCTCGGCCCGGCCGCTGGTGTGTCCGCCGGCCGTTGAGACGGTCGCCGCCCTGGGCTGATGCACCCCCCACAGCACGTGCGAGACCTCGATCCAGTCCCTGTGCTTGTCGTCGGTCGATTCGCCCTTGATGCCGTCGATTTGCAAGTATGCGTCGATTGCCATGATGCCTCCGTTGTCGTGATGAGGCATGGTCTCAGAGTTGGGTTTACGGCAACTTGGGAGTGGTCAACCGTCCATCCGGGGCAAGTCAAAATCGTATGAGCGTCTATGCTCTGGCTCGTCCAGGACGCGCGCCGCTACCTCGATGGGTACGCCACTTTCGATAAGCGCTCGGGCAGCCTCTGGCCGGTCGATGATGGGCAGTAGGATCAGCACCAGATCAACCCGGCTAGCGGTAAGCATGTCTTTGCGCTTAGTCATCACACGATAATACGGTTGCGGTGGCGCCGACTGTTGAGCTCACTCAGACTGTTATACTGGATGAATGTACAGCATAGTCAAATGTCTACGCGAGAAGGGCGCGCCGCGGTCGCCCCAGGATATCTCGGAAGATCCTGGCTTCGAGGGCGAGCTGCGCTTTACCTCGGCCGGCGCGACTTCGACCGCCATCCTGGTCGAGCAGGACGACGAGCACATGCGCCCGCTCATCCCGTCGATCGAGCACGCTCAGCTGGTGACCATGCATGTGGACATGATGCGCTTTCGCGGCATCGAGCGCGACAAGGCCGGGGTAGGGTATGAGCAAGAGTGGTCGGTCAAGATCATCAGCTACTGAATGCGATTCAAAAGCCAGAGCGCGAAGGTTCCTGGGCGTAAAAAGTCCGCTCGGAGCGGGCTTCGATGTTATTCAGCTTCTTGCTTCTTTGTCCGAGGAGGTTTTTTCGAACTTGATTTGGGCTGCGCCTCAATAATAGGTTCGCCGATACTGATGTCGGATGGCGGGCGCGCAGTCGATTCTTTTGGCTTTGGACGTAACGCAACGCTTTTAATTCCAAAAATAACCCCAGGAAGTGGATCGTTTTTGTCTGGTCCGACTGGGCCTGTCCCGATTTGAAATTCGACAGCCAAGTCGAATTTATCACTTTCAACACCATAGTGTTTCGCAAGAACCTCTACTAATTCATGCATTGAAAGTGGAGCCGCCACAAAGTCATCTTTCCGACGTTTAGTGAGCATATTTTGCCTCTTCCCATTGAACATCCGAACTGCTGGAAACTATCCGCGTGAGTGTTGATGAATCTTCGGTATTAATAGTAAGGGTATGATGATGATTGTGATTTATATCCTTAACACATGTGTAGGCGTCGCAGGCGCGAACAACCACTTCATTAAGAGTTACCCCTTCGGCCACAGCGCGAAGAGCCAATGCTTTATGAAGAGCTGGAGAAACTCGAACGTTAAACAAACCTTTAAAGGCGGTTTGCGGTTCTCGGCCTAGTTCTTTACAAGTTTCAAGGTAATCATCTACCGCTGCTTCAAATGCTGCTTGAAGCGCACCTACTTCTTTTGATTGATATGTAACGAGATCGTCAATAAAAAGTATCTTCCCGCGACAAACGCCAAGAGAAACATCCAGCTCGGCTGTTCCTTCGTAACCTTTGTATTTGAGAATATCCATTTGAACTCCTAGAGAAAACCGTTTGCCTTCAGATGCTCTACCACGTTGACGATGCACCCTTTGTCCACATTAGGAGATGGATGGGGTTCGTGGCAAATGATCAGGGCATTCTTTTGTTTATGATAAAACTTGCGGCGGGAGCCGGACCCGTTCAGCACCTGGTAGCCCAGGTGCTCCAGGACGGAACACAGGTCGTCCCACTTCAGACTGGATGGCGGAGGAGTCGCGCTCAGCTTTGCCAGCGCTTTGCTGTGTTTGGACATAGGGAGACCCAAGTGAATCTCTACATTGTAACTAAAATCTAGTTACTGTGTTGAGCTATCTAAAGTTTAGAATGTTGCCTCAAAAAAAATGTTGTAATGAAGTGCTAAGTCACGAGATTCGCGCTCGAAGTGCGTCAAAGCAGAGCGAAACGCCACTGTGACGCGAGCACGTACCGCGTCGATGCTGGCTGAAAGAGTAGGTCCCATCCCGACACTTTGCGCTGGCGCCGGCGGGCACTTGGTCGTGCGTCGACTTCGCCGGCGAGTGGACTTCATGCCCGTCCCTCGCCTTGTAGTGTCGATGCGACAGCAGCTGGGCTTCGTCGGGCTCGGCGCGCTGGTGCGTGGCCGACCTGGTCGAGGTGGCGGGCACGGCTAATTGGTGCTGCTGCCCCGGTGCAGGATCTGGTGCACGCTGCGCCTGGGCGAGCGACGCCAATCCTAACGTAAGGAGCGCGGCAGTACGCAGTGCTCGGAGGCTAGCGGTCATTCGTTAGGAGCATTCTGGTGCTGCTAGCCGATATTTGCGCCGCAGCGCTCGCAGTTGACGATATCACTGGGGCCCATCGACCGGCACTTGGGGCAAATTGAAACTGAGCTGGATGCTTTGGCGGCCTGGTAAGCCAGGGCTTCGTCTAATAATGGCGTTGGCGACGTAGAGTTCGCGGATGACGACTCTGTGGAGCTAGGCGCCCCGGGACGCATTGACGCAAACCCAGTCAAGATTGCCCCGACCACAGCCAGGATGCCGGAAAAGATCAGGTAGTTCTGTCGCTGGGTCATCAGGTCGACGTTCGCAACTCGCATCGCCGGCGTTGCGACACCGTACCCGAAATCACGCGCTGGCACATCCACGCCGATGTCCATCGTCAGCGCATGGGCGCCAAGAAGTAGACCTGCAACTAGGATAACAATACCGATCAGTTTCATGTCGCCACCTGTTTGCCGGCATCGAGGCGTGCCGTTTCATCTAGGCATGATACGCCGTGGAGTTTGCAAAATACTATCCAATAATCACGAGCAAAATCTATGTGAGCGTGGCTGCATTGCTGAAGTGGCCTCGACGGGCGCTGCGGAGCGCCAGCATGTCTACTGCGGCGCCCGAGTCCGATCCAGCGAGCTGGTCCTGCTAGGCGCAAGACCTCGTTGTCCAGCTATGGAGGTGAGCCTGGTGCGAGCTCGCTGAGGCTGGGCAAGGGTAGCTCGGCGTTTCTAAACATGAAAGGGGTACCTCGCATGAACTTGAAGCCGAGCCTTGCGTAATGGCGCCTCAGCTTTGCTGTAGCGCCACGCAAATCCGTCTCGAAGTCACCAAGCTTCATTTTTTGGCGCCAGTCCTCCTCCTCCTCCCGAGCGCACTCCCGCTGGAGCGGGAAGGGCTTTATCGCAACAATAGCGGCGCCGGCGCCAAATCTTTCAATTAGCCGTCGCATTACCAGTAGCCCAAGATTGCGGTGACGAAATTCTGGCAGTATTTCTAAGCGGTTCAGGATGAGAACATTACCCGGCCATACCTCGTTCTTAAATAAGTGCGCTAGCGCCAGAGAGGGGTCTAAC